TGGCCGCGGAAACGCGGACAAAACTGGCCCTTTACCTAAACCCCCAAACCCGACTCCGTTGCACCGCGCAGCCCGCACCATCTACCCTTATCTACATGAAGGGCAGACCGCCAACTCCGAAGCACATCCTCGAAATGCGAGGATCGAAGCACGCGAAGAACCGCGAGGAACTCGGCTCTGCGCCGAAGTCGCCGCTGATTTCGCCGACTTGGCTGAAGCCTCGAGCACAGGAAATCTTCGCGGCTGTCGTGAGCTGGCTGACGCAGATGGGGACGCTGGCTGAGTCCGACGAGGCCGTGATCGCCAGGTACGCGGCGACTTACGTCATGTGGGAATTCGCCGCCCAGAAGTTGCAGGAGATGGACTCCACCTACGTCGAGGTAACAAACGCCGACGGGAGCCTGCGGTTCGTTCGTCCCTGCGGAATGGCGACGCAGTTCAAGGAATGCGGCGAGCAGCTCCGGCACCTCGAAACCGTCCTCGGCCTCACGCCGGCCGATCGTACCCGCCTGGGCTACGGCGCGGTGAAGGTGGTTGACGACCCAACCGACAAGTATTTTGGAAAGCAAGCCTGACATCTGCGAGTTCGCTTCGTGGCTGCGGCACAGCGAAGGGAGATTCGCAGGGGAGCCTTTCACCCTCCAGCCGTGGCAGGAGGAGTATCTTCGTCGGCTCTACGAGACGAAGCGACCAGACGGCAGCCGGCAGTATCAGCGGTCGCTCCTGGCAGTGCCGCGGAAGGCCGGAAAGACCGCGACTTGTGCCCTGATCGGCGCCTACGAGGGCTTCTTCGGCGACGACGGCGGCCAGATTCTCATCGCGGCCGGCGACCGCAAGCAGGCCAGCCTCCTGTTCACGGCGGCCTCGCGGTTCATCGAATCCTGCCCAGGCTTGCAGAGGCGGTCGAAGATATATAAGGGGTCGATTGTTATCCCCGGCAAGAATAGCACTATTCAATTCCTGTCCAGCGAGCACAAGGGAAAACACGGGTTCAACCCGAGCGTGGTGATTGTGGACGAATATCACGTCCAGCCCAATCGCGATCTCGTCGATGTATTAGAGAGCGGCATGGGCATGAGAGACGAGCCGCTCGTTATATATGTAACAACGGCCGGCATGGATCGCGTCGGCCCCTGCTACGAGGAGTGGCAGCGGGCGCTCAAGGTCCGCGACGGAATCATTAACGACCCGACGTTTTTGCCGTGCATCTTTGCGGCCGATCAGGATGACGACATCTTCGCCGAATCGACGTGGAAGAAGGCGAATCCGAACTACGGCATCACCGTCCGCAAGGAGTTCATGGAGCGCGAGGCCATGCTCGCCCGCGAGAGCGTGGCCGAGGAGGTCAAATTTCGGACTTTGTATTTGAATATGTGGTGCAGCAACGGCGCGAATAAGTTCTTCCGCACAGGCCAGTGGGAGGCGTGCAACGCGCCGCTGCGGCCGACTGAGGGCCGCCCGTGCTACTGCGGCCTCGACTTGTCGAGCACCAGCGACACGACGGCGTTCTGTGCCGTCTGGCCCGACGAGGATGGCTCGTTCGACGTGTTCACCCATCTCTTCATCCCCGACGAGGGCGCCGACCGCGACGAAGCACCGTATCGCCAATGGGCCAAGGATGGATTTGTTACACTTACAGAAGGCAACGTGACGGATTATGACGTGGTTCGTGACTACGTTCTCTCGTTTTGCGAGAAGAACTGGGTCAAGTCTGTTGCCATTGACCGATGGAATGCCACCCATTTGACGACGCAACTCGTCAATGAGGGGGTCGATGTCAAGCCGTATGGTCAGGGATATGCCAGCCTGTCGGCCCCGACGAAGCTGCTGGAAACCCTGGTTTTAGGGCAGAAAATCCGCCATGCGGGCAATCCGCCGCTGGCCCTCCACATCAGCAATATGCAGGTGAAGCAGGACGACGCGGGCAACATTAAGCCGACGAAGAGCCACTCACACGCCACCGGACGAATTGACGCCGCGGTCGCCTTGATTATGCCGCTGGGCGTGTGCTCCGCGGAGGCACAGGGCCAAGACGACGAACCCAACATTCTCCTGATCTGATGCCAGACGAAACGCAAGCAGTCGAAGATATCGTCGAAATGCGCAGCGGCATCTCCCGCGTGTTCGAGGAGATGATCGAGCAGAAGAAGACAACGGCGGGCGTCTACGTCACGCCGGAGGCGAGTCTTCAGTGCAGTGCGATCCTGGCCGCCGTCAAGGTGGTCAGCGAATCCGTCGCCAGCCTGCCCCTCCAGCTCTACGAGCGAACGAGCGACGGCAAGCGGATCGCCGAGGAGCACCCGCTCTACGACGTCCTCGCCCACGAGCCGAATGACTGGATGACGGCGTTCGAGTTCAAGGAGTTGATGCAGTCGTGGCGGATGTTGTGGGGTGTAGGCTACGCCTGGATTAAGCCTGGCCGGCGAGGCGCCGTGGATCAGTTGATCCCGCTGCACCCGTCGCGGATGAAGCCCGAGCGGCTGAAGAACGGCCGGCTGCGATATGCCTACTCTGAGCCGAACAGCCCGACGCCGACCTACTACCGGCAGGATCAGGTCTTCGCCTATCGCGGCCTCTCGCCCGACGGCGTGAACTGCTACATCCCGACGGTCTTGATGCGGGACGCGATCGCCCTGGCGAGAGCCGCCGAACTGCACTCTGGTGCATTCTTCGGCAACGGCGCGCGTGCTGGTACGGTCATCGAAACCGATCAGCCCATGAAGCCCGAGACGCTCCAGCGTCTTCGGCAGCAATGGGAGGATATGCACCGCGGCCCAGAGAATTCGCATAAAACGGCCGTCCTTCCGCACGGCGCTCATCTCAAGGAGATGACCGTCAACAACGATACGAATCGTCTTCTGGAAACACGACGCCATCAGATCGAGGAGGTGGCCCGCGCCTTCCGGGTGCCGGCCTACATGATCGGCGACTTGTCGAAATCGTCGTATTCGTCGGTCGAGCAGCAGGCCATCGACTTTGTCACCTTCACGCTGGTGCCGGATTTGCGTCGATTCGAGGCCGCCTGCCGCCGCGATCTCGTCGTCGATGACAAGCGGTATTTCGCCCAGTTCGATGTCTCCGCGCTGCTCGTCGGCGACTTCGCCGCCAGGGCCAGCTTCCTGCGGGAAATGTGGAACCTCGGCGTCTTCAGCACCAACGAGGTTCGTCAGCAGCTCGGCTACAACCCCGTCGATGGCGGCGACAAGCGGTTCGTGCAGGTCAATATGCAACTGCTCGAGAACTACACGCCGGGGAACCCGACGGCCGCCCCGACGATGGTGTCGGAGCAACCGGCCAACGAACCGGCCAGCGAAGCCCCCGTGCCGACCGACCCCGCCGCTGCCGGCGAGTCACGGGCCGCCGAAATCGTCTTCACTTCGACGCTGCGGCGACTCGCCGCCATCGAAGCCGACGGGATTCTCGAGCGACGCAACAAGCCGGCCAAGCTGGCGGCCTGGCTCGAGACGCACGAGCAGCGGATGCGAACAGAGTTGTGCGACGCCGCAGAGGCTACAGGCCGTGATATTGACGGCTTCGTGGCCGGCTGGATGGAGAAGTCGCGGGATTTGCTTCTTGATTGCCACCGCAGTGGCAAGTCTTACGAGGAGGTCACTGGATCATGGACGGATCGAGCGAACTTGAGCGACGCCTGATCGGCGATATGCCGGGGCTTGAAGTCAAGGAAGACCAGAATGGCCGCACGGTCATTCGGGGCTATGCCGCCGTCTTTGAATCAGAATCCCAGGACTTGGGAGGTTTCGTCGAGATCGTGGAACGCGGCGCGTTCGACGATGTCATGCGGTCGAACCCCGACGTCTTCGGCAAATACAATCACACGCAGGTGATCGGCCGCACGTCCAGCGGCACGATGCGCCTGTTCGTCGATGAGCGTGGCCTGCGGTACGAGATCGACCCGCCCAAGTCGGCCGCAGCGGTCGTCGAACTCATCGAAAGAGGCGACTGCCGTGGATCAAGCTTCGCCTTTCGCGCGAGTCCGAAGGACGAGTCGTGGTCGAAGGACGTGAACGGCCGGATGATCCGCCGGATCAAGCGTTTTTCGTTCCTTGGCGACGCCGGCCCCGTGGACACCCCGGCCTACCTGGCGACCGAAACCTACGTCAGTAAGCGTGCCCTGGAGATGGCGAATGAGCAGCGAGCGGATATCCCTCTGGTCGAAGATTCTGCGCGGGCTGTTCCGCAGCAGCCCGAAGCCAGCGAAGACGCAGCGGTGGAAGCCGCAGATGAAGCGCGAGCCGCGACCGTGATGCACGCCCCCGGCGACTTCGTGGCGTGGGATGGCGGCGTCGGCCGCGTGGAACACGTCATGGCCGAGGGCCAGTTGGGCGAGTATTCCGAGGAGCCGATGGAGGCGACGCCGGACGATCCGGCCGTGCTGATCCGCCTCTGGGAGCCGGATGACGGGCAGTGGGAGGAGAGCGACTACTTCGTCGCCAAGCGGATGTCGGAGCTGTCGGCTCACGCCGATGTCGCCGAAGTCGAAGAAGACGACGAACGCGCCGTGAGCCTGAAGCCGACGGCCGGCATGGCGGCGGCGGCAAAGCGTGGCCTCCGGCTGCACGAAGAAGGGAAGAGCGGCGACGGGCTGAAGCCGGAGACGGTGGCCCGAGCGAATCGCCTCGCCCGCCGCGACGAGATGAACAGCGACTGGGTTCGCGAGATGAATGCGTGGTTCGCTCGGCATGAGTCGGCGAGCAAGTCGCCCGGCTGGGATACGCCGGGCGAAGAGAAGCCGGGGTTCGTAGCGTGGCTCTTGTGGGGCGGAACGCCAGCGAAGAACTTCGCTGCGAGGAAGGTGAAGCAGTTGGAAGCCGAGTCGGCTCGCGCAGCCGAAGTGGTCGTCGATACCACCGACTACATCGGGAAGGCGGCGGCGCTCAAGGCTGCGATTCTCTCGACTCCGTTGCACGGCATACGCCACGCACGATAACCTACAGGTAGATACAAGGCTCGCGATGGATGTCGCGAGAGCAGTGCGAGTGCTTTGAGGATTCAAGGCGCGGCGCGCTTGCGGGAACAAACCACCCGCCGGCCGTCGCGCATCTGTCATGCACGCCTGGCCGGCTCAGTTAGGAGCAGGCCGAACATGGCGAGCAACCTCAAGCGTCTTCAGGATCGTGCTGCGGCTCTGGCCGCTCGGATGAACGAACTGGCCGATGTGGCCGAGCGGTCGGAAGACCAGACCGCCGAGCTGCGGAAGCTCTCCGACGAGGCCGACAAGGTCAAGTCCGATCTGGAGTTCGAGGGCAAGCTCGCTGCGAAGGAGGCTGAACTCCGTGCGGTGGTCGAGAAGGCCGCCCCGGCACCGGCCCCCCTCGCGGCCCCTGCTGCCGAGGAGCGGAAGACCGAGATTCGGGCGATCTACCCGCATCACACGACTCTCCGCGCCTTCAACGACGGCCCCGAGGCTGTCGAGCAGGCATACCGGATGGGTCGCTGGATTCGCGGCAACGTGTTCAAGAACTCGGACGACCTCCGGTGGTGCCAGGATCACGGCGTCCAGAACCGCGCCCTCAACGAGAGCAGCAACGCCTCCGGCGGCGCACTCGTGCCCGAGGAGTTCGCCAATCGCGTGATTCGTCTTGTCGAAACCTATGGCACGTTCGCTGCCAGCGGCGTCGAGACGGTGTCGATGACCCGCGACACGATGGTGATCCCGAAGCGGCTCACCGGCACGTCGGCCTACTTCATCGGTGAAGGCTCGGCCATCACCGAGAGCGAGCCGACCTACGGCAACGTCAACCTGACGGCGAAGAAGCTCGCCGTGGCCTGCCGGATGTCGAGCGAGGTCGTCGAGGACGCCCTCATCTCGCTCGCAGACGCCTGTGCCCAGGAATTCGCGACCAGCCTGGCCTACACGGTAGACCTGTGTGGCTGGCTTGGTGACGGCGGCTCCAGCGTGGGGGGCATCCGCGGCATCGTGTCGAAGATCGACAACGGCAGCCACACGGCTTCGGTTCACACCGCGGCCAGCGGCAACACCGGCTTCGAGACTCTCGACATCGAGGACTTCCTCGGTGCGATGGGCAAGCTGCCGATGTACGCCCGCAACGGTGCGGCCTTCTACGTCAGCCCCGCCGGCTACGCCGCGAGCATCGCTCGTCTGAAGTACGCCGCTGGTGGCAACACGGTTTCCGAGATCGGCTCGGCTGCCGGCGAAACCTTCCTCGGCTACCCCGTGCGGATGGTGCATGTGCTCAACAGCACCCTCGGCGCCGACGCCAGCAAGGTGAAGGTGCTGTTCGGCAACCTCGGCCTGTCCTCGATCTACGCCCGTCGCCGGGACTTCTCGGTGCGGCTGTTCGATCAGGTCTACGCCACGACTGATCAGGTTCTCCTCCAGGGAACCATGCGGTTCGACATCAACCATCACTCTCTCGGCTCGACGAGTGAGGTCGGCCCGGTGGTCGCCCTCAAGTCGGCGGCCTCGTGATCACAAGGAGCACCTGAAGCATGATCCATTCCCAGAACCATCGTGTCGTTGCTGAACTGCCCGCCGCCGCTGTCGGCTCGACGGCTACGGCGCAGCTCGTCATCGACACCATCGGCTACGATCACGCCAGCATCACGGTGCTGCGTGCGAGCAACGCCTCGACCGTCTTCGCCAACGCGGTGAAGGTCGAGGAGTCGGATGCTTCCGGCTCCGGCTACTCCGACGTGACGGCTCTCGTCGGCGGCGGCACCGGCGGCTTCTCGATCCCGGCTGTGTCTGCCACCGGCAGCGTAGCCGTGCTGAAGCTTGACGTGGACACGAAGGCGAAGAAGCGATACCTGCGGGTGAACTACACCCCCGGTGCTTCGGCCAACGTGGCGATCGTTGCTCGGCTCGGCCGCGCCGAGGTGGCCCCCGAGAACGCCTCGCAGGCTGGTGTCATCGGTCTGGTCCGTGGCTGATCCCGTACAAGCGGGACGGCCATGATGGCCGGGTAAGGCGCAAGGATGCGCGCCCGCTCCTCATAAGGAGCGATACCCATGATGCTGCGTGTCGGTAACTGTGAAGCCGAGGTGAAGGTCTGTGCTCTGATGAGCACCCCTCGCCTCGGCTTCACCGACAATTTCTTCTGCGTCTCGCAGGCGCTGACGCCCCACAAGATTCCCATCATCAAGCACTCCGGTGCCTTTTGGGGTCAGTGCGTCCAGCGGTCGATGGAAGAAGCCATCGGCAAGTATGACGTGATTCTCACCATCGACTACGACAGCATCTTCACTGCGAAGACGGTCGAGGCGCTAATAACGCTGCTCTACTGGAGCGGCTACGACGCCATCGCCCCGCTCCAGACGAAACGCGAGGGCAACGCGGTCATGTTCGCCCTCAAGGGCAAGACGCCAGACGAGCAGACAACTGTCGAGGGCGACTGGTTCTCTAAGCCCGTACAGCCCGTCGCGACGGCGCACTTCGGCTGCACGCCAATCAAGACGGCGGCACTCGAGAAGATGGAGAAGCCGTGGTTCCTTGCCCAGGCGAATGAGCGCGGCGAGTGGGGCGGCGGTCACGTTGACGAAGACATTTATATGTGGCGGAAGTTCGAGGCGGCCGGCAACAAGCTGGGCATCGCCACGAACATCAGCATCGGCCACGCCGAGCTGATGATCACCTGGCCGTCCCAGGAGTCGGACGACGGGAAAGTGCAGCAGCACACGACGGACTACTGGCTAGAGCGAAAGCCGCACCCGAAGGCATGGGGGGTGGTGGAGTGAAGATCAGGGTTCTCAAGTCGTTCGGCGGCTACAAGGCAGGCCAGGAATTCGACTGGGGCGACGGCATGGCCCGCATCTTCATCGGCCGCGGCCTAATCGCCCCCATCGAGGAGCGTACCGAGGCGGCGGTCGTCGAGCAGCGTGCAGAGCGGGCGATGATCGAAAACCGTCCTAGGAAGAGGCAGTCGAAATGATCACCGGAAACGGCCTTGTCTACGTCGTCCCGCAGTCGCCGTCGGTAGGCATCACGCCGTACCGCAGTCTTCGCCGCCACACCGAGCCGGCGGTCGAGCCGGTGACGCTGGCCGAGGCGAAGGCCCACTGCCGCGTCGATATCGCCGATGACGACGCCTACCTCTCCACGCTGATCGCGGCAGCTCGCGTGTACGTCGAGGACATTCTGGACGTGTCGATGATCTCGACCGTCTGGGAGGCCCGCTACGACGCATTTCCGCTCTGGGAGGTCACGCTGCCCAGGACGCCGATGCAGGCCCAGACCGTCACTGTCGTCTACCGCGACGAGGGCGGGACAGATCGCACCATCACGAGCGCGGCAAACGCCTTTCAGGTGGACGTCTACGCCACGCCCGGCCGCATCTACCCGCTC